CAAATGAATGTCGTAAAACTAAATCTGTCCAAGATGCTGAAGCATGATTTCCATCAAAAGATTTTGGTGATGCTACATGATTATCAAAAGAAGTATTATTTAATGCAGTATTCCAAAATCTAAATTCCATTATAGATCCAGTAAAATAACTACCAAGAAGTCCAGATCCGTAACCACCTATTTGTATTGTACTTGCACCAGAACTTCCAGTAAATGCATTATTATAAGATTGTGATGCTACATTTGCAGCTCCAGAAACTATTAAATCAACTGTATTAGATAAGTAAATTTTACTTCTTCCAGCATCATATTTTTTAACAGCTAATTGATATTTTATATCTTGATTTCCAGAATCACTTGTAAGTTGATTAGAACCTGAAGTAGTTCGTTTCAACATTACAGACCAAAAATCTCCATCAAAAACTGAATACGCTGAGGATGAAATTGTCTTATATCCATCTGAGCCTGATAGGGTAAATGCAACTCTACCCACATTATCAACTGACCCATTATCCAAAAGTTGAATTCCCCAATTACTATTTTGTCTGACAATAGTTCTATCAGTAGAACCATCACTTCCTAAACTTCTAAACCTAAGTTCTACTGTATCGGGACGTCTATTTGTTCTTCCATCACTTAACCAAGAACTATTAACATACTGAGCACCTCTGAAGTCTAATGCCTTTGTAAACTTTTTAGTTATTTCATATGAAGGTGTAGAGCCAGGTACGTCAGGTCCCCCAAATTCCCTAACTCGTAAGATAGTTGATGGTATTCCATAACAATTTATTAAGTTTTTAAAAGACCTCGGAGTACCCTTTACTTTTAAAAAGAATGGTAAATTATTTAAAACTCTTTTCCAAACTTCTCTTGATATATCTCTTTCTGGAATAGAAGAATAATCAGGAACTGTAGCTGCAGAACCAGTAACTTCCTTTCCTAATCCATATCTTGAAAGTGATACTGTATCTTTACCATCGTATAATTTTAACCCAATAGAACGTGCAACATCATAAATTAAATCTTTAGAAATACCTTTAGTTAATCCTTCATCTCTTAAATGAATATCAGTTAATCCTCTAACATAAGAATAAACTTCATCAAAATGTTGACCTATCATATCCATAAATTTATTAAAAACTTCATTCTGTGAATCTTCTTTGATATGTTTTGGTAATAAATTAACTAATCTATTTTGATTATCTTTATCATAGGCAGATGAACTAACTCTATTAAGATTATACCAAGTAATTGCCTGTGATGAATCTGTTGCTGCTAAAGTATAAGGTGATTCATTATTAGTTTTTGGCCAGGCAGATTCAAATGTTTCTCCAGTTGAACTTGTACTGTATGATGAAGTTTCAAAGTACAAATACTTCTCATATCCATCTAATTCATTAATAACCTTACGTTTTCTCATTTCCCATTTAGCAATTTCATCTGAAGTTCCACTAATGGTTGTATATGAAGCACTACTTTCTGCGTAAGATTCTATTTGTTCTAACTTATATTTAAAATTCTTTAACCTCTGTTCTGCTGAACCAAATAATACATAATTTTCATATTTATCGTAATCTATATTAAGATCAACACTATCTAAACTAGCACTTATAAACTTATCTTCTAAACTTTCTGCTACTGAAGCATCACCTGTTAATATATTTTCACGACTTTCATATCCAGTTTCTTTTTTACCTACAGGATCATTTACTGAGTGGTCTGTATCTGGTGGTCTAAGGAATACTGCGTCTATTTGATCATCAACAAATGGAACAAGAAATACTTCTTCATTAACTGCAGGTAATATTTCTTCTACTACATATAATCTATCTTTAAGTTCTACTCCTTCAGGAAGAGGTTCATATAATTTATAAATTATTGAATGTGGCCACTCTGATGCTGTTTCTTTATCTAATTTCCAATTTGTTACAAGAGAAAGTTGATTTGTTCCAAAGTTTAAAAGTGTGTTTAAGTTTTTCTTTGAAGCAGTTTTATATTCAACACTAAACGTTTTCTTTGCTCTTACAGAACCTTGAAAAGGACCGTCATTATTTCCAATTGCATTAGCTTTATCACCAAAAGAATCTTCTACTTCAATTGTTTCTCTATTAACAACTTTTGTTATTCTACTAACAAAGGGTCTATAATGTGGTATATAAGTAATTCTCTCTATCTTACTCGGAGGAGTTGGAATATCTATCTTTTTTCTTATTAATTTTCTACGTTTTTTAGGTTTTTTAACATCTTTTGGTTTTATAGTTCTTTGACGTTTTCTTTTAACTTCGTCAGGTAATATATCTTTAGTAGGAAATTTTCCACCAACTTCAACTATAACATCTTCTTTTTCTTCTTTCCTTACTATTTTTTTACGAGGTTTTGGAGCTGTCCTTTTAGGTATAGATCTTCGAGCTGAAGGTTTGGATGTTCTTTTTCTAGAACCTCCGCCGCCTCCGCCGCCACGTCCACCGGCGCCTCCGTCATCACCACCAAGCTCTCTAGCAAATTGTGGAATGTTAGTTGTTTCCCAAATAACTTCATATGTTGCAGACATAAAAATATCTTTATCTGGCGCTCTACCACCACCTCTTGACGTTGTAGTAGTTGATGTTTCTGTAGTTCCTTCATTTGGATTTGGTTCTTCTAATCCATCATCACCCCTATCAATTGTTTTTGGTGGAGTCCTTTTACTTGGAATTCCTCTCTCTTCATCTTTAAACCTTCTTGACTTTCTACGACCACGCTTTCCTCTCTTTGTTCTTACCTTTTCCCAATCTGGAGGTGAAGGTTGTGGTATGTCATTGGCTGGTGCTTCTGTTGATACTCCAGCATTTGGATTATCAATCCACTCTCTAACTTCTTCATACTTAATAATAAATGCATTTTCTATAGTAAGTTTACCACCTACCATATCTTGTGTAAAACCTTGATCTGCAGGACTTAATGTTGCGTAAAAAGTCTTATCTATTCCAGATTGTGGTATAGTAGGATCTGGTGCTCCAGTTACTTGATTACTTAATTCTATTGTACCGTGAACGTCATCTTCAACTGGATTATATTCAGCATAAGTTATAGCTAAACGTTCAAATTCCCTCTGATAATCTATATCTTCAATATCTAATGGTTGTATTCGTACTTCTTGTCTTGTCGGTGATATCTCTTGTATCCAAAACTTTTCATCTTCAACATAAAGTTCAACTGGTTGATCAATTCCTTGACCTTTAACTGGTGGTTCACCTACATAAACCTTATTATTATCAGTCATATAGAACTTATCTTTATGTACTTTACTATCTGAATTTAAAAGAACTGTATTATCAGAACCACCCTTTCTTCTAAAAAAATTATATATGACTTTAAATTTACCTTCTGTAAATCCAAGCTCTCTAAGATCATTTCCTGGTTTTAATTTAACCTGATCATCAACTTTATAGTCATCAACTAGAGTAGAAGTTAAATAATTATCATTGGGATCATAGACGTGAAGTTCCACAAAATCTTCAGCTTTACCAAAATTTACATCTGGTTCTTGCTTAGGACTTTCAATTAAATCTAAGTCTATTTCTCTTATTCTTTTTGACATTATTTATCCAATTTATAGATCGTAATCATCTCTAGCATCGGTGTAACTTCTACCACCACGACTAACTTCTCCTGTAGTTCTTATTTCTACTGGAAGTGAAAATAACTGTCCACTTCTATCTTTGACTCTACAAGTCAATACACCATCGTGATAGTTCATTGTAGGATCATCTAATATTATTGTCTTTTCATCCCATCTTTCCCAACCTATATCTTCTTCATTTATTTCATGTGCTGTTGGTGTTCCAAGTGGTTTCCAATACCATTGATAGGATAATGAATCATCACCTTTTGCAAAAACTCTAAATGGTAAGTGTCTTTTATTAGGATAACTACCACCTCTAAACGATATTTCAACAACATCTGGATAATCATTAGCAGCGTCATGAGTTATCCGTAACGTTTCCCAACCTTTACCTGCTGCTGGTTTATCAAAATATACCCACTCATCAAATGTATAAGAACGAATTTCATTTGCATAATCACTTTCATTACCTGCAACGTAAGCATTATAAAGAGCAGTATCATCAGCTGTAGCCGGAGTGGTAGATGGTGTTCCACCTTCTGCTACAATTCTAGCATTTTGAGTAGCTATAATTTCATTCTGTAACTGAACTCCTAATTGCTGTACTGAGTCCTGTGCTTCTTCAAGTCCTGCTATTTGTGATATTAAATCGTCTTTTAATTGAGATAATTCAGAATCTTCTTCCTCACTAACATAAGTACGACTAACCTCAATTAAATATTGATGTGAGTCAATTACACCAGAACCTTTGATATCATCTCTAAGTCTTTCATATTCTTGAAAAAATTCTGAAACTGATAAACCTTTACCCTGATCCGCTGTTATACCTAATTCTTCTATATTTCTATTCAATGCAGAATCAACCATATGTCTCTTCATCACTGGTCTTGACTGTTTAACTTCTACAAATTGATTTGGTCTATTTAGTCCACCACCAAAATCAGGATCTTCAAAAAGAACTACCGAATTATCACTATTTCTAAGTGTTGGTGTTGAATTAGCACTGGATCCACTTACTTTCATAGCAGTGAACTCTTTCTCTACTTGTTCATCAAACGCTCTTCTATTTGCTGAAAGTATATCCTGAAAATATGGATTGTCTACTAACTGTTCTTTTGTATAAGGCATGTTATCTTACTACTTTAAATTCGAAATTATTATCAAAAAATTGATCTAATTTTTCAACTCCACTTCCACTTACTACTTTGAATAGTACACGATAATCTCTCTCTGGTTGAAATCCATTTAACCATAAATTAAAATAATTTCCTGTTGAATCACAACTAACTTTTGAACCACTTCCGAATGGAACAATAACATCTTCTGTATATGCATCCCTAATTGAATAATAACTACTTCCACTTGGTAAGTACTTTACTACTAAATTAGACGGTGTGGTATCATAAGTTGCGGTTGGAAACCTTTCTCTACCGACAACTCTAAATCTAATCTTAGAATTTTCCTTATATTCTGGTCTTAATCCTTTCATATAAACTAATAAATTCTCTACATCTGCTCCTGATAGTGCAGATAATGACCCCGTTGACCATTTTGAATCATCCCATTCTACTTCTAATTTTGGTGGAAAAATTGTATGTGTATCTCTTGAAAAGAATGAAAAATTACCGAATTTTATACTATTACCTTCATCCAATGTACTATCAGTATTACCTATGTTCCCTGACCTTTTTAATATAAATCCTTCATTTGGAACTGTAGATGTTAACCACTTATCAACTAACTCTGTAACATTCATTCTCATATCTTTTGACTCATGATCAAAGGATTGTGATGCTGCATATCCACTACCACTATACCAAGTTCCACCAGTACTATTACTTTCACTTACCCATTGTGTTCCTGCAACAAAACCATCTCGGTATCTCCAACTAACACCTTCAAGAGTCCACGGAGAATCATTATATCTACCCATACCCATATCCCAAGATTGACTAACTGGGTATGCATATAATGACTCTGAAGTGATTAACTCTTGTGGATGTGCATCATATAAGTTTAAATAATATTTTGCATTTGAAGGTATTAAACCACTACTTACTGACGATGAAATGTAACTCAAATCAAATTTTATTAACACTCTAGATACATTTATTACTGTAGCAGCATCATTCATATCTTTTGTTACTTCTAGAATTTCATCAAGTCCTGTATTTACACTTTGGGTAGCAGCACCTTCATATATTGTAGCGTCTTTTTGAGCAAATTCAAAATAATGCATTAGATATCTCCATCAGCTTTTCCTAATATATCACTATTAGGATATTTCAATTCAAATATACTTGGGTCTACAGAAGGATATATAACTCCATTTTTCGTACCCTCATTTATATCATATATGTTACCAGAATATCCATTTGCCTTCTTCCATTTATTAGTTATTACTATTGGAAGTCCATTTGGATTATTTTCTTTAGGTGGTACTGTAGCAGCAATTCCATCAACTAAGGATAATTGATATACCAAATCAGCAACAATAATTGGTTGATTAATTTGCCACTTATCTATATCAAAGAAGTCTTTAATTTTTTCTATACATTTCAATACAACTTCATGCTTATTAAATCCTCTAGCAGTTAAGATATTAAATGTAACTCCTATGTTAATAACCCATGCATCTTTAATATTAATTGCATCTGTTACCATTCTATATTGTCCAAGATGTGTCTGTATATTCTCTTTAACTGCTTGATTAAGTCTTACTAATCTTTTAGTAGAATCATATCCAAGAACATACGCATTAAGCGCTAATGGATTTGATATTCTCGTAGCAGAAGCTGATTTCTTAGCTAATAGTTCTTCCTGATCTGCACTAAGTGGTTT